AAAAGTTCTTTGACATTGGTAGAGCTGTATCGAGAGAAGCGGACTTCTCGAAGCGGTGCAAGTCCAGGCTGATTATTGTTTGGGTCGTAATACGGAGAAGTTGTGTCGAAAGGGTTAAACACTCCGTCGGCGTAAGTGTCGTTTAGCGTGAAGTTCATCGTGCCATAAGCAAACTGGTCGCCAGTGTTGGCGCGTCCGCGCTTCGCTGTTAGTGATATTGCACCGTCTAGGACGCTTGCGAATTGCGATGTACCGTCAAGCACATATTCAGTATTATCTAGTTCGCCTTTGAGATCGTCGTCAAGTGTAAAAGCGTTCCAGTCGTACCCTGTGTCAATCTCAAGGTCGTAGTTACCTGACCCAAGTACCGCTACGCCAGCCATTAGACGACCGCTATGTTCGCAGGGCCGTTCGTCCTATTGAACGCTCTGATCGCGTTTACGACAGCTGTGCCGATCTCCGCGCTTGAGCCAAGACCGCCTGTGATGTTGATGGTGTAGTTGCCCATTCCACCACCGCGTCCAGATAAAGGGATTACCGCTTCAGGGCCGCGCTCGCCGATCATTGCAAGCGTGGGCCCTGTCACGATTCCACCGTCCGCGAGCATTGGAATATTTGGGACATCGAAGCCTTTGCCACCTAACCCGGGTACCCATGAAGGAAAGTTAAAAGAGAGTTTGCCAATCGTGCCATTCCATAGTTTTGCAATGCCATTAAACAAACTTTTATAGATGTTAAAAATTGCGGAGAAGTAAGTGGTAAGTCCGTCAAAGACTGCTTTACCGCCCGTAAGAATTGCATCAAAAACAATGTCTACAACTTTGCGGAATGTCTCAAATTTGTCGTAAGCAAGTTTTAAGGCTATAACAAGTAAGCCAACTCCGATTGCAATTAGCGCAAATGGGTTTAGTGCCATTGCAATATTGGTGAGCACAATTGCAGCTGCAACAAGACCAATAGTTCCTGCAATAATTGTAAAAGCTTCTGGGTTTTCTTGTGCCCAATCTGCAAACTTTTGCAAGTATGGCAAGACTGCTTCTAAGACTGGAAGTAAAGCTGCACCGATTCCTTCTTTTGTTTCTGCTATTGAGTTCTTAAAGATAGCCATTTTCCCTGCAGCTGTGTCAGCGTTTGCCGCTACTGCTCCGCCAAAAGTTCCACCAAGAGCAGCCATGATCGTGTCAAGGTCTGCTCCGTCGTCCACCATTGTTTTAATTTCAGGCGACAAGGTTTTAAGTGCTTTGAAGTTACCTTCGTAAGCTTTGGCAAGGGCGTCGGCAACTGTTGCAGAATCGGTATGAAGACCTTTAGCAATGTCCATGACAAGGTTCATGTCGCCCATAGCTTTATCGGCGTCTTTAGTACCTATGGTCAATTTTTCTAAAGCCACACGATATTCAGTGTCAGCAATTCCAGACGCTCGACTCATGGCGGTAATTTGATCTTCCAAAGATTTAACTTGAGCGTCGGATGCGCCAGTTGTATTTTGCAGAATGAGTTTTAGATTGGCTTGCTCTTGTGCGTCTTCCATTGCCGCTTTGGTAGCGTCACCGAGGACGACTGCTAGACCTGCTATTGCTGCGGCTGCTGGGACTGCTGCTTTCTTAATAGCAAATTGGGCTTTTTTGGATGCGCCTTCAAGAGACTTAAATTCAGCAATTGCCTTTTGGGTTCCCTTGGCGTCAAACTCGGAAATAATTGGGATATTTACTGATGCCATTACGAGACCACATTCCGATCAACTTTTTCCATGACAGTCTCAACGATCCGCCGCATTTCTGACTCGACTGTTTCGTTGTTCTTTTCCATTGCTTTCCACATTACTCTTGATCGGTCGCCATATCGCGCCGATAGAGCTGCACCGAGTCTGCCGCTTGCAGCCATGTCAAAGAGTGTGCCAGTCGAGCCCGAGTAGACAATGTTGAAGACTCCGACATTCCTTATCTGTCCACGGAACTCCGAAACCTTTTTAGTGTTGATCTTGGCGGAGATCTTTTGCTTCCTACCTGCTTCCCAAGGAAGCATCTTAAATCCTGATTTTGTAGTCCAGTTTCTACCCATGCCAGAAAGGGGTACTGTGCCGGGGATAAGAGCTAGAGCGTCGTTAATGACAGGCTTGGCAACATTGCGGAAGTCTTTTGCAATTTCGTTACGGAGTCCAGGCTCAACTGAATTGAGTTGCTTAATAGCTGCTTTCAGTCCGTAGACCTCAATCTTTGTATTAAGTCCTTCAGCCATGTCACCTCTTTTTATTTTGTTTTTCTATCACTGCGACAATGGTAATAAGATCTCGCGTGTCGAAGCTGTCAGCGTAGAAAGTGGGAGACCACCCTGTCGCGACTACAAGTTCGGCGAGTCTTCGCCTGTAGCCGCGTCCGTAGGGTTTGGGTTTGTCTCGTCCGTTACTGGAATGATCTCCATGTTCGGATTTTCGGCAACCCATTTTTGCCAAGTATCAGGAAGGTTTTCGCCTTTAAGACGGAGCAAGACCCATGCCCAACAGCACCAATCGGAGACGCCTGGCTGAATACCGTCGCCCAGTCTGCGACTCATTAAGCGTTCCCATTCAGTCCAAGAAAATAGGTTTGTGTATAGAAACTCTTCTTTGCCGTTCCTAATTACTTTAAGTTTGATCTTCACTATGTTTCCTTTCGTCGGGCCAAGGAAGGCCGTTATTTACGCAGTGACATCCACACTGTAGACACCGCCCATGGTCGTTATATCAACGGACTGGAGCTCTCCAAGCGATGCCGAAATTACAGGTAAAGACTCGAGATAAGTATTTGTCAAAATAAAGGCGGGATTCGTAGCCGAGTCCGCTGCGGTCGTAGGTTTTACCGTGACAACGAATTTGGTGCCGACCAATGGCGAAAGTGTCGCATAAGTGGCCGAGGCTTCGTATGAAAGAAAAAGTGTGACGGTCAATTCATTGTCTTCAAGACCTGCGGTAAAAGTGTTGGAAGTGTTGCCGAAGACTGTGTCATTTAGGGCCGTAACGGTGCGAGTTAGCACGGCAGAGGTACACCACCCGCTGAGATCAACCGATCCGAATTTGACTTGTGGGTTTGAGAGGATTGTGGAAGTTGCCATGATGAGTTACTCCTTGGAAGTGTTGGTTTTAGTTTGACACATAATGAGACCGAGAGTGTGGATTAGGCAGTCTGCACGACAGTTGAGACCGACAGCTCATAAGCAGGAAGCGTCGAGCCGCCGATGTCTAGGTTGGTTGGGCGTCCAGATACGACGCCAATATTTAGCGCGTAGATCTGGGCGAGGATATTGAGCAGGCTTTTTTGGGCGTCTAGGTTGCCCGGGCCGAGCGTGATTATCTGCAAGGTGAAATTTAATTTGGCGACATTGTAGTTGTAGCCGTCTATGGAGTCGATGTTTACAAAGACGCTTGGCGGCGTGATATTGCGCGGATCATTATTGACCTGTAGCCCGACGACCGTTGAGAGCTTCGCTACAAGATCGTCGTAGCCTTCGTTGAAGAGATCTGTGTAGTTAGGTACAGCCATTAGGCGACCTGCGGACGATCAATTCCCAAGAGCTGGCGGATCATTCCGTTTAGACCCATGACTGGGGTGACGCCCATGTTTTGGAATGAGGCGTATTGGTCTACTGATCCGCGTTGGCGGTACAGCGCGCCACCGTACATCTGGGTTCCTAGGAATACATCTTGCGAAGGCACGGTCGTAAGCGAGTCCACATAGCCTGCTTCCATTCGGCGTCTCCAGCAGAATTGTGAAGCTGCACTGGCGCACACTGTTAGGAAGGCGGCGTCAGCTGCAGTAGCTGTGCCGATGCCTAGCCAGTCCTCAATGTTTGCTGCAGTGACCCAAGTGCAAGTCTGGGTAATAGTTAGCGTGCCTGTGGCAGCAGTGCGAGCGACATCACTAGCGGTCTTTGCAAAGAGCACCTGATTAGCGATTGGGTAATTGACATCGTAAATGAGATCGCCTTCGGTATCAATGCCGACATAAAGGTACTGCGGTAATGCGCGGACTGTGTAAGTCCCGTTAAAGGTTGCATCTACCCCGGCAATAACGACACTTGCGCCGAGTTCAATTTCCGCAGGTGTGAGAAGTTGAACTACGGCGTAGTTGTCTAGTAGATACTTTTCGGTAACTGTGTAAACGGCCATGAGCGGATGCTCCGCTCTCGACTAAGCCTGTGTGATCTTGCGAATCATGCTCGAGTTAGCAGCAAAAGTTGCTGC